ATTGAGACTAGATATACAAGAAGAATTTGGTATACCATGTTTAAACTATTCTGATAGTAAGATTGGTGATGAGATGATTAAGAAGTTCTATTGTCAAGAGAAGAGAATATCATATACTGATTTACCAAAGAAAGGATTTTTTAGAAAAGAAGTGGCTGTTAAACAATGTATAGCAGGTTATGTATCATTTAAAACAAAAGAGCTACAACAATTCTTAATTAGAATTAGGAAGATGAAGCTTGGAACCAAAGATGATTTCAAAGAATCTATTAGCTTTTATAACAATGTATATTCATTTATGAAGGGTGGTCTTCACACAGAAAACAAACCTGAAATATTTGAGGCTGATGAAGAACATTTAATTATTGATTGGGATGTTTCGTTAACAATATGGCGAAACTAAAATTCCTTAAATTGACGGGAACCTCCTTAGAGATTAACCTACCAAGCTATAGTAGAAATACATATAGTGGCTGAACTAACTACTCAGGTATGGTAAAAAAGGTTAATATTGGACAATCCGCAGCCAAGGGTCTATAGTGAAATAGATCAAGGTTCAGAGACTAAACAGGGAACATTTAACAATTAATTAATATAAGTGTCTTGGTTCTATCCATGTAATTACATATATTTGTAGTATGAAATTGAATAGAAAAGAACACTTAAACAAAAGTGGTATATATTGTATACGAAATAAAACAAATTCCAAAGTCTATATTGGAAAAGCTATTGACATTTATAGAAGAATCAGACAACATATTAACCTTCTCAATAAGAAGAGTAAAGATGAAAATGAACATTTTATAAATGCTTGGCACAAATATGGAAAGGAATCGTTTGAATACTTTGTAGTAGAATATTTACCAGTTGACCTATTAAAAGAACGAGAGTTATATTGGCAAAGAATTTATAAATGTACTGATAGAAGTAAAGGATATAATTTTAGAGAAGATTCTGAAACAGGATGTATTGTTTCTCAAGAAACAAGAAAAAAACTTAGTGAAGCTCAAATTAAGAGATTTTCTGATCCAAAAGAAAGACTAAAATCTAGCCATACTTATTGGAAAGATAATCCAGAGGCTACTAAAGAAATGGCAAAGAAAGTTTCAGAAGCTACAATTAAATATTATATTAATCAGTATACTAAAGATGGTCAATTTATAAAAAGATGGAATTCTGTAAAAGAAATTACAGAACAAAATCCTAATTATAAATGGCAGCAAATATATGCAGTTTGTTCAGGTCACAAACCTTCAGTTTATGGGTTTGTTTGGAAAAAAGAATTAAAAGTTGAATGATGATATAGTCCAGCTATAGTTGAAAGGCTATAGGTTAAGCATATTATCCTGCTATCATTATTAACAATGGACGCTATCCAGGACATTTAGGAAAAGAATTCTTAAGTGGATACAAGCAAATGTTTAACAAGAGACTAGAACTCAAACCTTTAGCTAAAAAAGATAAAAGAATAAAAGGTATTGTAGGAGCTCTTAAGCTTGCTGTAAACTCTGTGTATGGTAAGTCTAGTGATATGCAAAACTGGATTTATGACAGACAACTAACCATGTTCACTACCATTACAGGTGAACTATCATTAATGATGTTAATTGAAGCATATGAATTGGAAGGAATACATATCATTTCAGCAAATACAGATGGTGTTACTATTGAGATCCATAAAGAAAAGCTGGAGAAAATGTTTGAGATTAATGAGTGGTGGCAAACTCTAACACAATATGAGTTAGAACGCACTGATTATCAGAAGATTATCTTCAGCACAGTGAATGACTATATAGCAATTAAAACAGATGGAGAAATCAAAAAGAAAGGTGATTTCCTTACAGATTTTGAATTACATAAAAACAAATCTGCCAGGATTGTACCAATGGCTCTCGAACAATATTATGTTCATAATATACCTGTTGAGTCTACTATTAGGAATCATACTAACATCTATGATTATGCATTAAGACAGAAAGCTAGTAAGGATTTTCATTATGAAGGAGTCAAATCAGGTAAATCTTTAAGCATATTAACAGAAGAAGAACTTCTTTATAATGGTTGGATAAAATATGAAGGTGATTCATGGATTAAAAAAGAGTGGGTTGACCAGCAAAAACCATATGATAGAATGGCTACTTCTTTTGAGAATGCTATAAGTTTTGTTAATACAGATTTAAGATGCAAAGAGAATAAGACCATATATAATAAGCTTATTCGTTATTATGTTTCTAATACAGGAGAGAAGCTATTAAAGGTGAAAAATCCTGAATGTATAACTAATGCTGTTGATATTAGCCAAGTGGAAGCAGGTGAGTGGGTAATGCATGTATGCAATTTCCTACCAAAAGACCATCCTCTTGATAATATCAACTATGAGTATTATATAGAGAAAGCTCAACGTATTATAGATAAGATACAATTAGGTGGTAAGAAAAGAAAAGTCAATATTGACAAGAACCAACTTTCCTTATTTTAATAACTATAAAAATGAATCAAAATCAAATTATTTCTCAAAGATGTGCTGAAGATTATGATGACTCTTATTATGTAATCATATATAAAACAAAAAATGGACAGCAGATTGAAAAACCTTATGAAGATGATGAGAATGGAACACTTTTACCAGTTGCACTGTTAACAGTATTTTGTCATCCTAAAATAAATAACTTATGAAAACAGCAGAACAAAATGCACTAAATCTAAGTTTTATATATTATGCTTGTGATGCAGAAGAATCATTACCTATTGGAGCATCTAATACTTGGGAAGGTCTACTAGAAATAGTAGATGATTATATGGGTGCTAATGAGAAACATAAGCATTCAGCTGTAAGAATTAAATATGTACCATTTAATAGTAAATATCCCTCAGAGTTTGAAGGCACTATATATTATGAAACCCCTGAACCACAATCTGTAAAAGTATATACAGTAGATTTTAATTATAAAAAAGACTTATGATACAAGACCTAAATGAAATTAATTACTCAATTAATGAGGGTAGATTATTAATGGCAGCGTTAGCAATTATTACTACTGAATGTAGAACAAATAAAACACCTGATGAAGTTATTGAGGAATTAAATAAATTGTCAGAACATATGTTTAGAAGTGAGCCAAAAATAGAAAACCAAACCTATAACCAAAACAAATAACCTATGGGGAAATCACAATTTAAATTTGCAGCTGATATAATAATAGACAGCTGCATAGAAAGAGGGATAGAATACCAACGTTCAGACTATTATTGGGCTTATAGAATATTGTTTGAAAAGTTTGATAATAAATTTGATATAGAAAAATTTGATAAATACATAGAAAAAAGAACATAATGGAAAAATTAAATGAAAGACAGAAAGCTGCAGAGCTTGTACTAGACTATTTAGCTATTGTTGGTGATATAAAAACAGCTAAAGATTGTGCTGTAAAGCTAGCAGATGAGATGCAAAAACAATTTATTAATGACAATGATAAGTATTTAATGTGGAATCATATCGTTGTTGAAATACTATCATTCTAATGGCAAAGATAAACAGAGAGAATTTAGGTGATCATTTAGTTGATTATCAACTAGGTATGGTTGGTAAATCTACTCAAGAAGCATATATGACCAAAGACTGGTTTACTAAATGGACCATGACACAGGAACAACATGATGCGTTTAAAGCATATGCTATTCCATTAATAAAAAAAGTATTTAAAATAAACAAAACAAGAGCTGAAGCAAACTTTCAATGGTTTGATTTAGGTTTTGGGCTGAGGATTAAAGATTAAAACTATGGGAGCAACACAATTTAAAACAAGAGGATTTGGTAAAACAGCATCAGAAGCATATAGAAAAGCTTGTAGAGAAGCTGAAGATGAATATGGTCATCAAGATGGTTATAATGGTACTATCAGCACTACAGCTGGATTTAGAGATGAAACAGAAGCATATAAGAAAAGTAAGTTTGATGATGATTATGCTTATATACGCAATAGATTTGAAACTATGAACAAAAGAGACTGTTCAGCTATATGTATTAAAGAACCTATTGGTAATAACAATAAGATTAAAACACAAGTGGAACACATTGTTGAATCAGGTACAAAGAAATGGGTACTTAGATATGATGTACAACATGGTGATCATTTTATTGGAGGTTGGCCTACAAAAGGTGAAGCATTAATAGATGCTCGTAAGTATACAGAAAAGAATCAAGTTAGTACAACAATTGTAATGAAAAAGTATTTAGAAAAAGGTTCTAACACAGTGGCTAAAATTACATATAAGAAAGCCACTAATGAAAGAGATGGTGAGTGGATCTTTTTTGGTTATGCAGCTGAATAACACAAATCAATATGAACAAAGAATTTATCCCTTATGAACAAGCATTAGAACTTAAAGAGTTAGGTTTTGATTATTACAATATTGCTTGGTATGCTGTTATTGATGAAAAACCAAAGATAGTGTTTCTAAATTATGGAAGTCATTTATGTGCACCACTTTACCAACAAGCATTTCGTTGGTTTAGAGAGAAGTATGGTTGGATTGGTGGAGTTAGGTTATTAACCAATTCTGTACCTGGAATCATTGGAGAATTTACAAAAGATAAAGATTATAGTTTCATGATAATTGGTACTACTTATGAAGAAGCAGAACTAGGTTGTCTTAAAAAATTAATTGAAATAGTAAAAAACAAATAACATGAAAACAGAAGATGTTATAGCAAAATATCCAAAGATATTTGCTGATTATGAAGGTAATCCAGGTAGATGTAATTGGTATGGTGTACCAGATGGTTGGTTACCAATAATAGATGACTTGTGTGGTGCCATACAAGAGTATATAGATAAACACAGTCATTCTATTGATAACCCTGAATATGTAATAGGATCTGAATGGAATTTAGATGATGTTACCACTCATAGGTATATACAAAAGCATCCTGATCAAGTAACCTGCACACAAATGAAAGAAAAGTTTGGTGGACTGAGGTTCTATGAAAATAATGGTGATAGAAAAGTAGATGGTATGATACATTATGCAGAATATCTAGCTGATAACACATGTCAAGATTGTGGAACCAGAGAAGATGTTGGTATGATAACATCAGGATGGTTAAGCACAGTTTGTAGAAATTGTGCAATAGCTAGTGGTGATAGAGCAATGGGTGCTTGGAAGTCTAATAATACACCTAAAGAAGAAACAAAATGATATTTATATTATTAACCATCTATCTATCAGTCATAGGATGGATTGTGTATATAATTACACATGAGCCATATAATGATGTTGATGATGAAGAAAAAAATTAAAATTTATGCCAGATATAAGTTGTTGCAAAGGACAAGATTGTCCATTGAAAGAAACATGTTATAGATTTACAGTGAAACCTGATCCATATTGGCAATCATATTTTGGAAATCCTCCTTATGATTATGAAAAGAAAGATTGTGACTATTATTGGAAAACAAAAGAAAAAGAGCATGAATAATTCAATAATTAATTACGATATTGAGCGAGAATATCTCACTGATTTCATATATTTGCTAGAGGAAGAAGCTTTAATAGATGAGAAAATACGTAGAGAATTTAACAAAAAGCAGCCTGCACAGATAATAGTTGTTAACAAAGATAAATTGAAGAAACAACATGAAAATAAACATAACGCTCTTCCATTTTGAACAAATACTATCATCTGGATATAGTCTTGATTTATTGTATTTCTTAAAGCTTGTAGAAGAAGGAGAAGATGTAACACAATTATGTGAGAGTGAAAAGCTCAGTGTGTTGTGTCAATCTGCAAGAAGAAAGGGATTGTTATCAGAAGCTTTTAAAATCACTATGATTGGTAAAGCTGTATTAAGCTTCTTAGATGAGGAAATTACAGCAGAAACTAAATTAGTTAAGAAGAAACCAAATTTTGAAGATTTTGAGTTATGGTGGAAAACCTATCCAGGCACTGATACATTCACACGCAAGAATCAGAATTTTGTAGGTACTAGAAGTATGAGAGTTAAGAAAGATGAATGCAAGGTGAAGATTAACAGTATTCTAGCTGAAGGTGAATATACTATCAAGGAAATGATAGCAGCATTAGAATACGAAGTGTTACAAAAGAAAGAGAATTCTGTAAAGGTGAAGACTAACAAACTACTTATATGCAGAATAGTCTAACTTATTTAAATCAAAGAAGCTTTGAACCATTCATTGAATTAGTTAAAGAGGGTAAAAAGGTTATAGAAGAACCAATAGTTAAAGGAGGCACAGATATATGACACCAAAAGAAATGTATTATTAATATAAATGTTGTATATTTGTATTATGAAAGAAATAAAACAATATCCAAATTATTTTATAACTGAAGAAGGTTTAGTATTTAGTTCTAAAACAAACAAATTTTTAAGGTTTAGTTATGACCAACAAGGTTATCAAAGAGTAGGTTTATATGCAGGAAACTATAAAAGTAAAACTATAAAAGTACATAGACTTGTAGCTGAAACATTTATAGATAACATTGAAAATAAAAAAGATGTCAATCATATTGATGGGAATAAGTCAAATAATAATGTTTCTAATTTAGAATGGGCTACAAGAAGTGAAAATATAAAACACGCTTTTAAAAGCGGATTAAAAACTATTACTAATAAGCAAATAGATGGTGTTAAAAAAAGATTTAGCAAAAAAGTATTAGATACAAAAACAGGAATAATATATAATTCTTTAAAAGATGCATCAATCGAATTAGGTATTAATTATCAAACATTAAAAAATTACTTTAGAAGTAATAGAAATAATAAAACAACATTAATATGGAGCCAAAATTAAAAGCAATAGAATTATTTGAAAAATTTAATAAACCTGACACTACACACTATCTCTATATCCACAATGCTCAACAATGTGCATTAA